TACAGGACAGGGAGTTATTAATTTCTCTGAAGCACCAGATGCGGCTGGTAGAGTCTTTATCACATATTTGGGTAGACAACTACTACAGGCATCTGTTACTCAGTCCGAATCTTTCGTTGATATATTCAATGGAGATGGTTCTACTGTTGCGTTTACACTTACAAGAACACCAGTAACCAATGATGCAAGAAACTTCATTGTCTTTGTAGATAATGTTTATCAAAGAGAAGGTTCTTCATATGCATTTACTGTACTTGGACAGACGCTTACATTCACAGGCGCTCCAGCAAGTGGAACAAATAATATTCAAGTTTATCAACTTAATAACATTAACACACTAAATACTATTGCAGATAATACAGTCACTTCTGCAAAAATTCAAGATGGTTCGATTGCACGAGTTGATCTCGCATTTGATCCAGAAGATGATGCAACTGCACTTGCGATTGCTTTAGGATAACAATAGGAAAGAAACATGGCGAACACATTCAAAAATGCGGCCCTTGCTGATGTATCATCTGGTTCATATGATACTCTATACACTGCGCCTGCTGCTACACAAGTTGTTGTTCTTGGACTTGCCATCGCTAATAAAACAACTTCAGCGGTGACAGTTAAGGTTCAATTCACAGATAGTTCTGCGAGTACAACACACCAATTACTAGAGGATGTAAGTATTCCAGCAAATACTACATTGGAAACTCTTGCTGGACAAAAATATATTTTAGAGGCCGCAGACATTCTCAAGGTTCAGGCAGGCACTGGTTCTGCACTTGATGTTGTTTTGGGTATTATGGAAAAAACCTAAGAGGATAGTGTAATATGCCATTTATTGGAAAAAATCCAACCGCTGGTTTTGCTACAATCGTCAAGGATGATTTTACAGCAGACGGTACAACCACAGTATTTACGTTATCAAAACAAGTTGCAACTGTAACTGATATTGCTGTCTATGTAGGTAATGTTCGCCAAGAACCTACAGACGCTTATACAGTTAATGGAACAACTTTGACGATGAGTGTTGCACCAGCAACTGGTGTTAATTTCTATGTTCTTCATATTGCTGGAACAATCGAAAGTTCAGTCGTTCCAGCAGACCTTTCTATTGGAACTGCAAAACTAGTAAACAATGCTGTCACTAGTGCAAAACTAGTAAACAATGCTGTCACTAGTGCAAAACTAGATACGAATATTGATGTGGCAGGAACACTGGATGTTACTGGTGCAACTACACTTGATTCAACACTTGCTGTAGTTGGTAATTCAACTGCAAACTCAATAAATTTAGGTGGTAGAACTCTTGGTGCTGGTGGAACTCCACTAGGTGTTAATTTTAGTTCTGCATCTACAAATGGTATGCAAATTAACGATACTAACTCTGGTAACTTAGGTGGAATGTTGGGTTTCTACTCTGGTTCTGGAACTGGTACTCTTCGTGGAAATATTCAAAATGCAAATAACGCTGGTATCCATGTGTGTGTGGGAACTGGCGGAACAGTTGTCTTTGGTAATAGTGGTTATACAGCTGCTAACGCCCTTGACGATTATGAAGAAGGCACTTTTACGCCGACCCTATATCACACTAGCACTAATGATTCGACATTCAGTTTATCAAATGGACAGTATACTAAGATTGGCAACACAGTAACTTGTCAAATAAGAGTTGATGGTGGAACAAGTGGCACAGCGGGTTCGTTTCTAGTTATTGGTGGTTTGCCGTTTGCAGTGTCGCAAGCACAAGGCAATATGGGTATTGGGATTTGGGGTTCAAACCCCAGCAGCCAAGTTGGAAATATTCACGGTTTTAATCCACCCAGAGTATTTAAGGGCGGTCAAGACGTTACTACTCAAATGTCGTTTTTTACGGCAATGTTGGTTTATAAAACATCGTAATAACCCTATTGGATATAGGGTCGGACAGGTGACAAGTCAAGTCACGATACTAAAATAGGAGAAATAAAATGGCACTTACAGAAAGAACAGAACAGGATAAGATTGAAGTCGTAGGCGAGTTCAAGCATATTCAAGTAAGAACTGCTACAATCATCGAGCGTGATGGTGTAGAAATTTCTCGTTCATTTCACAGACACGTTGTAGCACCAGATGCATCTGCTGACGCAGTTGCCGCTGAAAGTGCAGACGTTCAGGCAATGGTTGCACAGTTTCATACTGACGCAGTGAAAACTGCATACGCAGCACACGTTGCTGCTCAGAACGCAGCTGTTGACGGTGAAGAATAAATATATCTAAAAGGGGATAATTATGCCACTATCGAAAGTTCAGGCACAAGTTATAGAAAATATTGACGGAGGCGGTTCTGATGCTGTTTTCTTTATCAATGATCAGACTATGACAGTAGACTATACTCTTGCTGCTGATAAGAACGGCGTAACTGCTGGGCCTATCACAGTGAATAGTGGTGTCACCCTCACAGTTTCCTCTGGTGCAAGATTGGTGGTAGTATAATGGCTGTAACAATAGACGGAACAACTGGTGTAAGTTTAATCCAAGACGGAGTAGTTCAGACTGCTGATTTGGCATCTACTCTAGACTTGAGTGGCAAGACAGTTACTTATGGTTTGGCCAGTTCTGACTTGCCATCTGGCACTGCAATTCAAGTAGTCAATAGTGCAAGTGGAACAAACTACAATACAACTGCTGATGCTGGTGGCGCTGCAACTGGACACGCACTACTTACCAACTATAGTGTTACAATAACACCAGTAAGAACTGGTAGTAAATTTAAAGTTGATGGAAAGGTGTCTTCAGTTGGTTTTGCGAACACTACTGGTGTTGGTGCAATTTATTCGTTAGTAAAATACTCTATTGCTGGTGGTACTGTTACCGCTGCTGGTATTGATACTGGACATTACGGTGGTAGTAATACATATGTAAACCATGTGGTTAGTGGTCTTACTGGTGCATTGTCTTACACTTTAGGACAATCAATTGTATTCTCAATTTATGGTTATGGACAATATTGTACTGGTGGTGAATATGCATGGAATAGAGTTGGTGGTGGTAGTGGTCTAACAATCACGGAGATAGCACAATGAGTGAAGTCGTATATTTTAATTCTGATGGAACAGTTTCATCTGTTACTGGTGATGCCGCAGTTACACAAAAGAACATGGCAGACCTTCGTGCAATGAGAAATCATTTGTTGATAGAAACAGATTGGACACAAGGTGCAGATAGTCCTTTGACAGATTCACAAAAAACATCATGGGCAACATACAGACAATCTCTCAGAGATATTACAGACACATATTCTTCATTGGATGATGTTGTATGGCCTACTAAACCGTAATAAATAAGAATATGAGAAACAGGAAAAGTAGATGAGTAAAATTGCGATAACACCAAATGCGAGTGGAACTGGAACAATAAACATTGTTGCTCCAAACACGAATACTGATCGCACTTTGACCATTCCAGATGTTACTGGAAATGTTGTGACAACAGGTGATAGTGGAACTGTTACATCAGCAATACTTGCTACTAATGCAGTTAGAGATGAGTTACCAGCTGGTTCTGTAGTTCAAACAGTTCATACTAATGGCGCCCCAGCTTCTATATCCACTGGTAGTCTAACACTTCAAACTGCAACAATCACTCCAATATATGCAAGTTCTAAAATTTTAATGATTACAAATTCCGCTTATCATATGGATAACGCTGCTGGTGCATATTGGAGAGCCCAATATAATTACAGTATCGCTGGTGGTGCTAGTGGAACTGCTACATTAGGAAGTAACTATCTTGCCGATGCGATTGGTTATCCTAACTCAGTTTACACTACTGGCGCAAGAATGCATTATGGTGGACAGAAACTTTTCTCTAGTTATAATACAACAAGTGCAATTACTTTTACTTTGGTGGTTACATTACAGTCTGGTTCTGGACAACTAGGTTGTGGATATAATTATAATAATGACATGACATTGATGGAGATCAAACAATGAGACTAGGTAGTAAAGATTTTGCAATTATGAAATTGAATCCATCTGCTGTTAAAGTTATTGATGGTGTTCCTTACGATAAGGATGATAATGTAGTTTCATATGATGATGATGCAGTTATGATAGAATTAAATCTTCAAGAAGTAAGAATGATTCGTAATGCCAAACTCGTAGAAACAGATTGGGTTGTCACTATGCACAAGGAACTAGGAACAAACATTCCTGCTGCATGGAAAACATACAGACAGGCACTAAGAGATATTACAGACACATATACATCACTGGATGATGTGGTATGGCCGGAGAAACCAGAATGAGTACATTAAAAGTAGATACAATTACAGATTCTTCTTCTGGTTTAACTACAACCATTAACGGATTTACTCCACAGTCATCCAATATGGCTGGAAAAAATCTGATTATCAATGGCGGATTTAATGTCTGGCAAAGAGGCACATCATTCAGTGATGTCAATAATGTTTACACTGCTGATAGGATGTATGTTGTCGCTGGTGGTGGAACTACTGGTGATAATGTAACTCGACAATCATTTACTGCTGGACAAACAGATGTTCCTGGCGAACCAACTTACTACTTTCGATTTACTGCTGGTTCTACATCATCAAATAAAGTTGTTCATCATAGAATTGAAGATGTGAGAACTGGTGCTGGACAAACCGTAACATTATCCTTTTGGGGTAAGGCATCTACTGCTCACAGTTCTACAATAGAACTAGGACAGAATTTTGGAAGTGGTGGTAGTTCTCAAGTTGTTCCATCAGCACAATCATATTCATTAACCACTTCATGGCAAAAATTTACTTTTAATATTGTCCTTCCAAGTATTTCTGGTAAGACAATAGGAACAAGTAGTTATCTTTATATTGCTTTTATTAGAAGTTTGCCTGCATCAAATGTTGATATTGATATTGCACAAATGAAATTAGAGATTGGCTCGGTTGCTACTCCATTTGAACACCGTTCATACGGAGAAGAGCTTTCGCTCTGTCAGAGGTATTATGAAAAGTTTGGACAAGGTTGGTGGTCAAGATTTGAATCTGGTTCTGGACTTGTTGTAAACGGACAGTTCAAAGTTGAAAAGAGGACTGCTCCAACTATTGGATTGCCTACTGGAGGAACTATTAGACTTTATGAATGGGGTGTTGGAGATAGAGATGCTACACCAACACTAACAAGCACATCAATGAATGCAAATGGTGGACACTTCAAATTAAGTGGGTTTTCTGGTGGTTCTACTGGCGAGATTTGGGGTGTGGGTGGAACGAACACTGATTTTTCTACACATCCCTTTGAAGCAAAGGCGGAGTTATAAAAAATGAAAAATATGAATATTACATCTGCACAATATAGTGAAGGAAATATAAGTATCATCGCAACAATTGAAGGCAAACAATATGCAATTCCTTGTGTTGTGGGGAATGTCGAATATGACGAAATCATGCGCCAAGTAGAAGCAGGCACACTAACTATTGCAGAAGCAGACTAAATAGTATGAAAGAGATTAGGAAACAATAATATGCCATTTATCGGAAAACAACCACAGGCTGGTGCATATTCAAAGTTAGATGCAATCACAACTTCTGCGACTGCTACCTATAACTTGACACTTGATAGTGGTGCATACTATCCTCAAAGTGCTAATCACCTGTTGGTTTCACTTAATGGTGTTATTCAGGCTCCTCAAGATTCATTCACAGTCAGTGGTTCACAGATTATCTTTGACTCTGCATTGACAAGTGCTGACGTTATTGACTTTATCATTGCACTTGGTGATACACTGGATATCGGTGTACCTAGTGCTGGTTCTGTTAATACAAGTCAGTTGGCAAATGATGCTGTAACAACTGCAAAGATTGCTGCTGGGGCTGTTGATACAACAGAACTTGCTAGTGGTGCAGTGACTTCTGCAAAACTAGATACGAATATTGATGTTGCTGGAAACTTAGATGTTAATGGAACTTTTAATGTTTCGGATGACTTAAAATTCATTGGTGGGGCAACACCAACATTAGGTATTGGTACATTAACACCAAATAGAAAACTTGTCGTATATGGTAATAATGCCAACGGTGCAGAATTATCTATAACAAACACCGACATGACTGCCGATAGAAGAACCATGAACTGGTTCATGTCTGGCGATAAAGCACATTGGAGAATTTTGAATGATGCTGGAACAGCAGGTGGAACTTCTATAAATCTAGACCATGATGGTATTATTGATGCAACTGCATTTACTGGAACTAGTGGAACTGCATATAACGCTTTGGGGTCAGATTCTATTGGTGATAGTAATGTTCCTTACAACTCATGGGGTACACCAAATAACACATATTATCGTTGGGTTCTTCCAAAGGCGGGCGACTATCGACTTGAGGCCACAATGAGAATTAGAATGTGGGGTGTGCATGGAATGATTTTATCAAGATTGTACAACAACACCACATCTGCTGTTATAAACGACAAATATAATTATTCAACGTATAGAATGAATCTTGAGAACAGAGGTGGTGGTACTGCTGAACTTTTTAACATTCAAATTCATCAAACATGGATTGTAACCACATCTGCTGATAACCAAGATATTCATCATCAAATGTTCTCTGATAATAACTCTACAAGTTCAAGTGTTCAATCAGATAGTAATGGACGCAATTATCATGCATGGTATAGAATAGGATAATATTATGTCATTACCAACAAGAACCCCAGAAATTACTTTTTTAACTGCTGTACAAGCACTGCATTCAGATGGAATGTTTATGATGAGTATGCCTCACAATGATAGACTTACAGAAGAAGAATACAATGCGTGTTACATGGAAATCACTGGAACGGATGATAACGATTGTGCAATCACTTCATCTGATGTTTCTGCATTTACTGTAACATATGCAGACGCAGTTGCAAAGTATGATGAGCTCATTGCGGCAGAATAAATAAGATTATAGGAAAAGAACAGAATGGCACTCATTAAACTAAATTCAAGAGCAATACCAGACAATACAGTTGTAAACACTGACATTGCTGATGGTTCTGTTACACAGGCAAAGATTTCTGACGGTTCTGTTTCTTCTGCAAAAATTGCTGATGATGCTGTTACTGGAAGTAAACTTGGTGTTGAAACTGGTAGAAGAAATGTCTTTATCAATGGCAATTTCAGAATAGCTCAAAGAGGCACATCAGTAACGTATACTGGTGGTATTTGGCAATATCTTTCTCCAGACAGGTGGTTCGGGCATTTTGATCAAACTCCTACTGGTGCTACACATCATGTATTTGATGGAGGCCCAACTGCCAGCGGTGCTAACAATAAATTTGCAGAGGTAAGAGGCCCAACAAGTGCAAACAGTGGAAATGGTGCTGGTTACTTTGGACAAAGAGTAGAGTCCTCATCTCTTGCTGGTATTAGAGCAAAAAATTCATTTACTATCAGTGGTTATATTAAAAGAAGTGGCAGTGTAAACCAAGCAATTTCAACTAACATCATTTGTCCTACTGCAACAGATAACTTTGCTGGATACACTACACATGGTGCTGCGTTTACTTCTGCAACAATTTCTGGTGATGGAACAGCTGCTAACAATGGAACGCTCACACTTACTTCAGTAGATACATGGTATTATTTTACGGTTACAAGAACTTCTGCTACTTCTTTGACAAACTTTGACAAAGGATTGCAGATATATTGGGCATTTGGTAATTGTCATAACACCGCTGATAAAATTCAATTTGCACAATTACAACTTGAAGAAGGCACTGAGGCTACCACATTCGAGCATAGCACATATGCTGCTGAACTCCATCTTTGTAAGAGGTATTATCAGCAAAGTACGTCTATTGCTAATGCTACATCTAGTCCAATGTGGTTTTATTCTTACAACGCTAGTGAAGCATGGGGTGGAAACAGGTTTCCAGTAGAAATGAGAACTAATCCTACTTGTGTTCTTTATAATAATGCCGGAACGGCAGGAGGTGTACATCAGATTGGTAGCCCTGATATAACAGGTGTTACAGTTAATAGTTCATCTAAGCAAGGTATTTTTTTGGCGTACAAAGCTAGTGGATTTACAACAGATAAGTCTCATATTGCTGGGTGGACAGCAGATTCGGAGTTATAAATGGAAAATTTAAACATTTTATCAGCTAAGTATTTACAGTTTGAAGGAGTTAATTCTGGTATTTTAGCAATAATAGATGATATCCCAATGTCTGTACCACTAGACCCTGCTAACAGACACTACGCAGAAATACTCAGACAAGTAGAATCTGGTGACTTAACAATTGCAGACGCAGACCCATTACCAGATGCAGAATAAATAAAGAGAAACAGAGAGAACGCAAATGCCAATTTCAAGAATTAAAACAGACGGTATTCAAGATGACGCTATCACATCTGCCAAGATTGGTGTAGATGTAATTGTTGCTGACGATCTTGCTGCGAACTCTGTAACTGTATCTGAACTCACTGATGGTGCTGTCACTGGTGCTAAACTTGCCAATAACCTAAACTATGATTCTGGAACACTTTATCTAGACAGTACAAATAATAGAGTGGGCATCGGCACAACTTCGCCTTCTAAAGAACTTCATGTTAAAGGTGATATTGATGTTGAGGGAGGTACAGGTGGAGTTGCTGTTTTGCGTTTCAAAGCAGAAGAAATTCACGGTACTGTAGAGGGTATCAATATTGGAAATAACTTCGGCGGCCTTGCTTTTAAAACTAATAATAATGGAACAGTAGCTGAAAAGGTGCGTATCGACAATGCCGGCAACGTGGGCATTGGCGTAAGCAGTATGACAAATAAGTTGGTTTTGCCTAACGCCTCTTATTTTGCGATGCAAGATACTGGCGGCGCAGAGAGTCTTGCAATTAGAGCAAATAGTTCAAATGCAATGGAATTGCTGACTGGCGGCGGTGTGCGTATGAGTATTTTGTCCGATGGCAAATTGGGCCTCGGCGAGACCAACCCATCTAGTTTCTTACACTTAAAAAAATCTGATGCTACAACTTATGATGCTACTGATGCAGATGGTCAAGTTGGTATTGGCCCCACAATTTATTTAGAAAATCCTGCTAATTCTAATATTACTGTTGGTGGACAAATTGTTTTTGGAATGAGGTCAACAGAAGCTCAGGCAAGAATTGGTGCTACCGGCGGTGCAGCTCCAGAATTAACTTTTGGTACTGGTGATGTTGAACGTATGCGTATCGACAGCAACGGCAGAGTGGGCATTGGTACTGATAATCCAAACACCCCTGTTCAAGTTCAAAATGATTCTGATACGGATTATAACCCGTTGTCTGCGGCATTTAACAATATACTTGGTCTAAAGAATAGCACCTCTGGTGCTTTAAATAACTCGATTATGTCGTTTACTACGGAATCTAATGGTGAATGGTACATTGGTGGAGTTCAGAACAGCAGTAACAATGCATCAGATTTTGTGTTTGTGTCTAGGGATAGTGGCTCTAGAGCAGAACGTATGCGTATAACATCAAATGGTGATATAAATCATCATACTTCAGGCTCTTTTAAAATATACAGATTTAATTCAAGTACAAACCCATATTTAAATGTTGGCTCTATTGGTTGTGCTTATTTTAATGCAAGTTCTACTGATGCTAATGCTTATGCTATTGTAACAAATAAAGATAGTTCCTCTACAATGCACCATATATGTTTTAAAAATATTAATAGTGTCGTAGGTACTATTAGCACTAGTGGCTCATCAACATCATATAACACCTCATCAGATTATCGCCTAAAGGATAACGTGGTTGAGATGACAGATGCTACAACAAGGCTCAAGCAACTACAACCAAAAAGATTTAACTTCATAGCAGATGCAGATACAACAGTAGATGGCTTCTTAGCACATGAGGTGCAGTCAGTTGTTCCAGAAGCAATCACAGGCACACACGATGAAGTAGATGATGATGGCAACCCTGTTTATCAAGGAATCGACCAAAGCAAGCTTGTTCCTCTACTCGTAAAGACAATTCAAGAATTAGAAGCTCGTATCACTGCTCTAGAATCAAACTAATTTTCAAAATATCTAACACACAATCCTTATAAATAGAACAAAGGAGACTGTGTTCGATGGCAACTATTTCTAATTTATTCATAGACCAAAGTGCTGATTTCACTACTACAGTGACAATCAACGATTCCGCTGGTTCTGCACTTGATTTGACAGGTTATACTGCACTTGCGATGATTCGCAAGACATATGCATCTACAACTGCAACAACATTTACTTCGACATTTGAAACGCCAAGAACTTCTGGTCAAATCACAATTTCACTAACAGACACGCAAACCGCTGCTCTTGAGGATGGTAGATATGTTTATGATTTAGTCATAACAGATTCTTCTGGTTCTAAAACAAGAGTGGTAGAAGGTATTGCAACTGTAAACCCAAGCGTATCAAGGTAGAACTATGGCAATTACAGCAACAGTAAATACACCAAGAACAGTAGTTGGTTCTGTATCACAAGGAAACCAACCACAAGTAACTCGTGTAACAGTTCCAGGCCCCAAGGGGGATTCTGGATCAGTTGTGGGAGCTGCATCTCTGCAACTCTCTGGATTATCAGATGTTGATACAACATCTTTTCCATTATCAGATGGTTCTTTGTTGCAGTACCGTTCATCTACTGGAAAATGGACTGCCCGAAACGAACTTGATACAACCACTGGAAATCTCGTATTGAGTGGTGGAAGTTTTTAACAATAGGAAGATAAAAAAATGGCATTAACCCTACAAATTAAAAGATCTACTGGATCAACTGCGCCATCATCCCTTGCAGACGGTGAACTCGCCTATACCCACGGCAACGAGAAATTCTATATCGGTGATGGTTCTACAGTAAAACTAATCGGCGGTAAATATTATAATGACTTAGTTGATCATACCGCTGGAACTCTGACTGCTAGTTCTGCTATCCTTGTTGATAGTAACAAAGCAATTGATGACTTCATTGTTGGGAATAACTCAGCAACTGGTGGTTCAATCAAACTTAAAGAAGGAACTTCAAATGGAACAGATCATGTTGCATTGAAAGCTCCAAACTCTTTGGCAGCAAGTGTAACATTCACACTACCAAGTGCAGATGGTTCTGCTGGACAGTTCCTTACAACGAATGGTTCTGGTGAACTTTCATTTGGAACAGTCACACAATCACTTTCGATTGCTGCTGATAGTGGTTCTAATGATGCAGTATCTACTGGCGAAACAATTACGTTCACTGGTGGTGAAGGTATTGATACAACAGTAACAAACAACACAATTACAATTGCTGGTGAAGATGCAACTTCATCCAACAAAGGTATCGCATCGTTTGATTCTACAGACTTTACTGTAACAAGTGGTGCCGTTACTGTAAATGCAGAAAGAGTAGAAGATATTGTTGGAGCTCAATTAGTAACAAATGGTTCACACACTCTCATTACTGCAACTTATGATGATGCTAATGATGGTGCGATTGATTTGGTTGTTGACAACGACTTGTCAAACTATGATAACTCAAATTCTGGATTTTTGACAACAGAAACAAACGACTTGTCTGCTGCTGTTGTTTGGGCAAACGTACCAAACGCAAATATCACACAAGGTTCTGTTACACAACACCAGGCTGCACTTTCTATTGCAACCACACAGTTGACAGGAACAGTAACTAACGCACAACTTGCTGGTTCAATCACAAATGCAAAACTTGTAAACAGTTCTGTAACAATCGGTTCTGACACAGTTTCACTTGGTGGAACTCAGACAGACTTGAATGGTATCACTTCACTTGACGTTGATAACATTACAGTTGACGCAAACACAATCTCAACCACAAACTCAAATGGTAACTTGGCACTTGCTCCAGACGGAACAGGAACAGTTACAGTTCCTTCTGGTTATGAAGCAAGAGCAGGATTTGGTTCAGATTCACTTGTTAATAAAACATATGTTGACCAAGTTGCAAACGGACTTGATGTTAAGGCATCTGTAAGAGTTGCAACTACTGCTGACTTGTCTGCAACATATGCTAACGGTGCAGGCACATTGACTGCAAATGCAAACGGTGCTATTTCAATTGATGGTGTTTCACTTTCATTGAACGACAGAGTTCTTGTTAAAGACCAAAGTGATGCAGTCGAGAATGGTTTCTATAAAGTAACAACAGTTGGTTCTGGTTCTGCTGCATTCGTTCTTACCAGAACACCAGACGCAAACGAAGCTTCTGAAATCACTGGTGGTGCATTTACTTTCGTTGAAGAAGGTACTGCAAACGCAGACAATGGTTATGTTGCAACACACAATGGAACACCAACACTTGGAACTGATGACATTACTTTTGACCAGTTCTCTGGTGCTGGACAGATTTCTGCTGGTAACGGTTTAACAAAAACTGGTAACACTATTGATGCAGTAGGAACTGCAAACCGTATCTCTGTTTCTGCAAATGCGATTGACATTGCTTCAACTTATGTTGGACAAAATACTATTACTACTTTAGGAACAATTACAACTGGAACATGGAACGCAGACACAATTGGTGTTGCATATGGTGGAACAGGAATTACATCTGCCGCAAAGGGTTCTGTACTTATTGCAAACTCTGCTGATACTTTCAGTGCTCTTGATGGTGGTGGTGCAAATGATGGTTTCCTATCTTACAGTGCATCTACAGACACAATCTCATGGGCTACAAGTATTGACGGTGGAACATTCTAATAAGTAGTCTTAGGAGATAACACATTATGGCTACTGTTGCGATTAGACCAAAACGCTCTGAAACTGCATCTTCAGTTCCATCTTCAGGCGATTTGGAAGTTGGAGAAGTTGCAATCAACTCTGCTGACCAAAAGATTTATACAAAAAAATCTGATGGTACAGTAGTTGAAGTTGCAAACGCATCTGCTGGTGCTTCAGAAGGTTTCGCAATCGCAGTAGCAGTCGCATTAGGATAAGAAAACATGGCAATACCAACAACAAGAACAGATTTTAAAGAATGGTGCTTAAGAAGTTTAGGCAAACCTGTTATCGAAATTAATGTTGATCCAGATCAAGTTGAAGATAGAATTGATGAGGCTCTACAATATTTCGCACAATATCATTACGATGGTATTGAGAGGGTGTATCTAAAATATCAATTGTCTGCGGCAGATATTACTCGTGCAAGAGGTAATGATTCTGGAACGGTTGCAACTGATGTTGATGGTTCAACAACTGCAACTTGGTATGAACAACAAAACTGGATTCCAGTTCCAAGTTCGGTGGTGTCTATCGTTAAAGTATTTCCTTTGACAGATAAGGCCGCACTGAATATGTTTGATATTAGATATCAGTTGAGACTGAATGATTTGTATGATTTTAGTTCTACTTCTGTTATTCACTATGAGATGACAATGCAACATCTAGATTTTCTAGATCACATTCTTATTGGTGAGACAGCAATTCGTCACAACCAACATCAAAACAGATTATACTTGGATGCAGATTTCCAGACAGATTTTGTTGAGAACGATTACATTCTTATTGAATGCTATCGCAAACTTGATCCAACAACATATGCAGATGTTTGGGATGATATCTTTTTGAAGAAGTATGCAACTCAACTCATTAAGAAACAATGGGGTGCAAACCTTTCTAAGTTTCAAGGTATTCAGATGTTGGGTGGTGTTGCACTAAACGGTGATCAAATTTATACACAGGCACAGGAAGAGATTGATAAGTTGGAAGAACAGATTCAACTTGCATACGAACTGCCGCCTATGCATATGATAGGGTAAGTTATGCCAACAAAACTAAATGAAGATACGCAAGTTGCAATTCCATTAAAGAATTTAATAGGATTGATTATTGGTACAGTTATTGCTGTCACGGCTTATTTTGGTTTAACAGAAAGAATTGCGTTTTTAGAACATAACTACACAATGATGGATATGCAAGTAGATAAGAATAATGATTGGATAAATGGTTTCAAACCACCACCAGAAGTTCAAGACACAATTAAAAGAGTTCGTAACTTAGAACTAAAAGTAAAAGAACTTGAGATAAGGTTACAAAATGCCAACTAATGTATATTTCGATACAGGAACAAAACCAGAGCAGGCGCTCTATGAGGATTTGATTATTGAACAACTTCGCATTTATGGGCAAGATGTTTATTATATTCCTCGTAAGTTAGCTGGTACTGATAATATCTTTGGTGAAGATATCGGTTCTTCATTTGAGGATGCATACCTTATCGAAATGTATATGGAAAATATTGATGGATATGAGGGCGAGAAAGAACTCATGTCTAAGTTTGGTTTGGATATACAAGATGATGCAACCTTTGTTGTTGCAAGAAGAAGATGGGAACAGTTTATTTCTATCGACAACAACTTGATTGTATCTTCAAGGCCAAATGAAGGCGATTTAGTTTATTTCCCAAAGGGTGGCAAACTCTTTGAGATTACTTTTGTGGAAGATGAAGATCCATTTCTTCAAGTCCACAATCTACCTACATATAAACTAAAATGCAAAACCTTTGAGTATGGTTCAGAAGCCATTGACACAGGTATTGCAGAGATTGATGTTATTGAAACTGACAACTCTTTGGATATGTTGTCACATCAACTCACTTTGGAAACTGCAACTGGTTCTGGTTCTCTTATATTGGAGAACTCAGTAGAGAATGCTGCGGCGTCCTATATAATACTAGAAACTTATAATGTCGCAACTATTGATGAGAATTCACAGAATGATGACTTTGAACTTGCAGACGATAATATATTAGACTTTACTGAATCTAATCCATTCGGTGATGCTGGGGTTAATTAACTATGATTGGAAATTATTTTTATAACGAATCGACAAGAAATGTCGTAGTTGCGTTTGGTACACTTTTTAACCAAATTCAATTGACTAAAAAAGATAGCAGTGGAAATGTCACACAGACAATGAAAGTTCCACTTGCATATGGCCCAAAACAAAAGTGGTTGTCAAGATTGACAGAAGACCCTAACCTTGCAAAAAAGGTAGCGGTTACACTTCCTCGTATTGGGTTTGAGATTTCTGGTTTGACATATGATGCAACCAGAAAACAAAACAAAATTATGAAGGCAAAGAAGGTACTAGATGGTGCAGATAACTCACAATTAAAATCTGGTTTTATGCCTGTTCCATATAATGTTGACTTTGAGTTGTATATTCTTGCAAAGAACTCAGATGATGCGTTGCAAATTGTAGAACAAATCCTTCCTTACTTTCAACCAGAATACACAGTAACTTTGAGAGAGATTCCAGAACTAGATATCATTCGTGATGTTCCTATCGTACTGAATAGTATCTCTTATGAGGACGATTATGAAGGCGACTTTACAAGTAGAAGGAGTATCATTTATACTCTAAGTTTTACTGCAAAGTATTACTTGTACGGCCCAGTAACGTCTACAAATGTTATTCGTACTGTACAAGTTGACCAGTATGCAAATACTCCAGTTAATGCTCCATCTAGGGAACAAAGATACACAGTCGCACCGAATCCATCGAATGCAACTGCACAAGAATTTGATCCAGATGATGATAACTTTGGATTTAATGAAACAACAAGTTTCTTTGAAGATGCGAAAACTTATAATCCTGTAACTGACCAAGATGAATAAATAATAGAAAAGAATTCCTAAAGGAAGAAACGCATGGCAATTAGAAAAATCATATCAAGAAGTATCGGAGTGGATGTTATCGCTGCTGAGGATTTGGCAGCTGGTTCAGTTGAAACTGCCGAAATTCAAAATGGTGCTGTTACAGGCCCAAAACTCGCAGATAACCTAAACTATGATTCTGGAACACTATACCTCGACAGCACAAACAATCGTGTAGGCATAGGAACAACTTCGCCCAGTAGAAAACTTGAATTAAATGGTGGTGGTGTTGGAAGTTTAGTTACTTTTACAGATGGTGTTGCAACTAACTTCACATTTAAAACAGATGGAAGTAGTGTTGGCACTTTTGGAACTGAGGCTGGAAGCACACAACTTGCCTTTATGGTTGCTGGTTCTGAAAAAATTCGTGTGGCCAATGATGGTGATGTTGGCATCGGCACTAGTTCGCCAAATGCTAATCTTCACGTTTCTGGTTCAAGCACCAATGTTATTAGCGCACAAGTACAAAACAATGAGGGTACTGGAAGTCGTATAGACCTGTACTCTTTTGGCAGTTCTCCTGCTATTCAATCTGCACATAGGTCAGCGATGTATCAATGGACAGGTGCAGGCATAGACTTGTGGACACGAACAGGTGACTTACACTTTGGCACTAGCAACTCAGAAGCCATGCGTATAGACAGCTCGGGCCGTGTTAATATTGGTGGTGTCCAAACAGACGCCGGTGCAAAACTATCGGTTATAAGTGATAGTACAATAACTTCTGGATCATCGACAACAAATGAAGGTATTCTTATGATACCTAGTGCTTCATTGTCATCAAACCAATATGCGCCGTGGATTTCTTGGACAGGGTATCCAAGTAGTAGTGCTGTACAGAGGGGAAGAGCGGGGATTGGTGCAATATCAACTAATAATGCATCAGGTCTGGAACTTATATTTGCTACTAGAAATGCAGCAGATGGTAGTGTTCTTAGTCCTGCTGACGAAAAAATGCGTCTTACTACTGGTGGTCATCTTTGTCTTAATAAAACTAGTGATAGTTTTAATGACAGCGTTGGTATTTCTGTCAATGGTGCAGCTGGGTTAATTAGAATAGAAAGAAACAATGATCCATCTTTACAATTAAACAGAATGAATGCAAATGGAGAAATAGTTCAATTTTATAGAGGTGCTGGAAATAAAGTTGGAAATATTACTGGTAATACCTCATCCGTATCTTACAACACCTCATCTGACTACCGCCTAAAAGAAAATGTAGAATACGACTTTGATGCCTCAACAAGATTAAAGCAACTGAAACCTGCTAGATTTAACTTCATCGCTGACGCAGATACAACAGTCGATGGCTTCCTTGCACACGAGGTTCAAGATATTGTTCCAGAAGCAATTACTGGTGAAAAGGATGCAGTAGATGATGATGGTAATCCAGATTACCAAGCAATCGACCAAGCCAAGCTTGTTCCACTACTTGTTAAATCTTTACAAGAAGCACTAACAGAAATTGATAGTCTGAAGGCAAGACTAGACGATGCTGGACTTTAATAGTCTACCTAAATAAAAGACAGACATATAATAAACGGAGTGAAAATATTATGACTGAAGAAAAGAAACAAATGATTACAATTGATGACGTAGAGTATGCAATTGAAGATTTGAGCCAGAATTGTATTAATCTAATTAATAATATTCAAAAGTCAAATCAGTTGGAAGCAGACAAAACTTTTGAAATTGAGATGCTCAAAGCATCTAGACAATTGATGTTTGACAATTTGAAAGCCGAACTTCCAAAACAAGAAGAAGCGGTAGATGAGCAATCAGACTGACATTTTAGATAATGTTTTAGGAATAGCAGAACCAGAGGTTTTGGCAGTAAAGGATGTTACTCCACCAAAACCTGTTCTTGTTCCAGAAACAAAACTAAATGAAGAAGATATAGATAACGATTATAAATATCAACGAGAGAACTTTTATAATCTTATCGAAAGAGGACAGGATGCCATTGATGGTATTCTAGACCTTGCAAGAGAATCAGAACACCCAAGAACCTATGAGGTTGCTGGGAACTTGATTAAACAAGTGGCAGAAGTCACGGAGAAATTGGGTGATTTGCAAGCAAAGATGAAGAAACTCAAAGAAGTTCCTAATTCTGCTCCTCAGAACGTAACAAATGCATTATTTGTTGGAAGCACTGCTGAACTACAAAAGATGTTAAAGGGAAAGTAATATGCCATTAACCAGAATTAAAAATACAGCCATTGGTGACGGTGGCATTTCAACTGCAAAACTCGCTGATGGTGCTGTAACAACTGTTAAGGTTGCTGATGATGCAGTGAACTCTGCAAAGATTGGTGTTGATGTTATTGCTGCCGAGGATTTGGCGGCAAACTCTGTTACTGTATCAGAGATTTCAGATGGTGCTGTCACAGGCCCAAAACTTGCAGATAACCTAAACTACGATTCTGGAACACTTTATCTAGACAGTACAAATAATAGAGTAGCTATTGGTTCTACGAGTTCTCTTGAAAAACTAAGAGTAGCGGGAAATATTGAAGTATATAACGATGATGCAGACGGTTATATCTGGTTTCACGATGCTGGAACAAGAAGTTGGGCTGTCGGAAGTGTCCAATCAACAGGTAAATTATCAATAAATTATAATCAAGATTTTTCAAGTGCTGAACGATTTACTATAGATCCCAATGGATTTACTAGTCTTAACACAACTACTGGTAATGAAAGATTAAATGTTGCTGGTGCGATAGGTTCTTCTGGTGCATCTGCTAATTTTGGTGCCGGTGACGAAAGAATTATAATGGACTTCACTGGCTCTGTCGCTCGTGTTGGTCATGTTAATGGTGCATCTGGTAGTGCTAAACCACTTCATCTTCAGACTGCTGGAGTTACTAGGGTTGCTATTGATGGTAATAATGTCGGCATTGGCACTACTTCACCGTCCTTACCCTTACATATTGAAAATACAAACAACGCCAGAGCACTCATCAAAACTACAAATTCTGGATCTGTTGCTGCTCTTCAATTGCAAAATACGGCGACTACGGCAGAAATTGGTGTTGAAACATCAACAGATGCTGGCGGTGGAGCTTATGCTGGTTATCAAACAGGAGCAACTGGTGCAAGTGGGCTTCATATATTAAATAATAATAATGTTGGTATAGTTGTTGATACTTCTGGTAGGGTATCTCATCCAAATCAAGTAGCATTTGCTGCATATCTAAATACAAGCTTTACAAATGTCGTTAATGTCGCTACCAGAGTCACAGGTTGGACACTTTATGGTGCCTCTAATTACTTTGGGGTGCAAACAAGAAGGCATCACAGTTCTTTTGCAAGTGATCAATTTACCGCTCCAGTTGCTGGACTTTATTTGATGGTTTTCAAACCAGATTTTAGTGGTACTCAAACAACTGGTTGGTATTGTAGTTGGGGTGTAAATGGCAACACCAGAACTTTGGATGTAGTAGAAGATCTACCACATTATGCAAATAGCACCCAGGCCTATATGAATGTTCTAGAATTAGATCAAGGTGATTATGTAAGAATTTATGGACATGGTGGCTCTGCTTGGGCGATGAATTCTGGAGGCAATCAATGGAACACATGGTGGATGGGCTACAAGATAGCTTAAATAAAGGAAACTCAAATTATGGCACAAATTAATTTAAATATTTCAGAAACAGAAAAATTAGCTATGGATTCTGTTTGTTTGGATGTTCAAGAATATTTACAAAACTGGTTGGACTACAGATCAAGACTGGCAACAGATACGATTGTTGCATCTCTAGTAGATCATTGTAATAATAACGATATTGCGATTCAAGTTGGTGTTGATAATCAAATTAGACAAGCTTATGATTTGGGTATTGCTAAAACAATAGAACAACTGAACGCAGATAATGAAAACTTATGATCACTACCTTGGAAATCCTCTACTAAAAAAATCTAATGTTCCTGTAGAGTGGACGAAAAATCAAATTCTTGAATACCAGAAGTGTATGGAAAATCCCATATACTTTATCAAGAATTATATTAAAATCGTATCGCTTGATGAAGGACTTGTTCCTTTTGAAATGTATAATTTTCAAGAGGACATTGTAGATACAATCCACGACAATCGTTTTACTATCTGTAAGATGCCAAGACAGTCTGGTAAATCCACGACTATGGTATCCTATATTCTTCACTACGTTCTATTCAATCCTAACATGAATGTTGCAATCCTTGCCAACAAGGCTGCGACTGCAAGAGACATTCTTGGCAGACTTCAACTTGCGTATGAAAACCTTCCTAAGTGGTTACAACAAGGGGTGGTGTCTTGGAACAAAGGTTCAGTAGACTTAGAGAATGGTAGTAGGGTGGTTGCATCTTCTACATCTTCATCTGCTGTTCGTGGTGGTTCTTACAACATGATATTCTTGGACGAATTT